AGGTGGCTCTTTTTTTATTTCTTTAATACATCACGATTTCCGTACTGGTCTTGTAATTCCTTTGAAAAGTACATTCCATAAGATTTATAGAATATGTAATTACCTATTAGGTAAGCAAGACTATCCTTTTGTGCAGTTCTTAAATCTGTATTGTAGTATTCATCTTCTACAAAGTCAGATGAACCATCACTTGTATATTGCTTTAATGTCTTTGTTTGTATTTCCTACTTATTATAGTCAAAGAAATATTGTGATGTACGCATTCCCCATAAACCTTTGGCAAAATTCTTGTGATATTCCGTTACATTGATAATGTAATAAGGCGGTTCGTATCTGATTACGTTAATACTATTTAAATCAATACCAACACTTACTTCCATATTGTGAGATATACCAACTACATTGCGGTTATCATTCGCAAATATAGCAAGCGGAATACACAATACCAATAACAACAACACAACTAACTTTTTCATTTCCTTATCTCCCTTACTTGAAATGATGGTAGAAATTAATATCATCTGTTAGATTTTCGTCTTTTAGATCATATCGCCTTACCATTTCCTCTACTAAATTAACATGGCTATCTAAATAAAAATCATCGTTGATTATGTGAGATAACTCATGCCGTATTTCTGCTTTCATTTTATCATGTGGCAAGTTTTTATTTACATATATATTATGCGTGTCGATATCGTCTGTTTCCTCAGATATCGCCTTAACACATGGTAAATCGCAGTAAATTATATTTACTACCAATACAACACACTCCCTAACATTATTTATTTTTTGATTTCAAAAACTCGATGAATTCCACCGCCTTTTGCATATCCTCTTTTGATATGTCTTTCGCAGCCGAGAACAGAAGCCTAGCACCTGGACGTGTACGCAACATTTCAGCATACTCAGCCGTTTCTGGATTTGTATAATAGCCTTTGCGTGTATCTTCAACACCATCCATTTTAGCTAACTCATCAGCCGACACACCAAGCACCTTGCATATCTTAATTATATTATCAATAGATGCACCGCCTACATTTTTTAAAATAGAATATAAAGTTGTATATGGCATATTAATCTTTTTAGCGAAGTCTTTTAATGTTCCAGAGTCCTCTATGATTAATTGCTTTAGATAATCTTCTCTCGTCATAACATACACTCCTATATCTAACTATACTTATAATACTATATGTAATACGATATTTCAATATCTAAATACGATATTACAAATTTAAAGCAAATTTAAACGTATTTAAATAAGATTTTATTAGACAAATTCGATATTTCGAATTACAATGTGTGCATAAGGTGATACGAAATAACGAATTACCGATACGAAATATAGAAAGGTGGTGAGTAAATGTATCCTAACTTAAATGCAGAACTTGCTCGTAGGGGGTGGAATAAAAAGGTATTATCTGAAAAACTTGGTAGTAGATACGCAACAATTGTTGATAAGTTAAACGGAAAGTATCCTTTAACCTTAAATGAGTGCAAAACTATCCAAAAAGAGTTAAAAACAGAACTAACTATTGATGAACTTTTTTTTACTAAGTGAATACGAAATATCGAATTATAAAGGAGTGTGATTAAATGACTAAAACAATTTCATGTAGTCAAATGGCAAAAGTACTAGGCCGTACAACTACATCAATTCGTGAGTGCATAGCAAGAGATAAATTCAAATTTGCTCAATGCTGGCAAACGGAAGGTAAAAAAGGCCGTACCTTTGATATTGACAAAGAGGGGTTTAAAAACTACCTACTAAATGATTTAGGCTGGTCTAAAGCTAAGGTTGAAAAAGAATTCAGGGAGGCTTGGATGTAATGAGGCTACTAACAGAAATCGGTATATTTTGCCTTTGGATATTGGCATTAGGGTTAAGTGCTGGTATTAGCTTATTTGTAATCATAAGCCTTATGAAGCTAGCACTATAAGGAGTGTTTCAACAGTGATTAAAGTATGTTATGCATTAAGAATTATCGGTGCAATCTTGTCAGTCGGTGCTATGGGTAGCCTACAACTTGATGTAATCGATTTTTGGACATGGTTTTGTCAAACCATGCTAGGTGTTACACTTTGGATTTTGGCTGGATATTGGTTAGAAGATATCCATGAATTAGAAAAAGAAAAAGAGCCTACTGTGAAAAGCATTTAGAAGAAGTTTTCAGTAGGCTCGGTAGAGTGATGATCTAATAACACTCTACCTGTATTGTACAAAATATAGGAGATTAAAACAATGAATAAAACAGTATTAATGACAGCAACAATCGCATCTTTAGCAGTAAACGTATTTGCTGCTAATAACAATACTTTGGTAGGCACGGACAATAACATTACAGCTACTTCTCATAGCTCTTTGGTATCTGGTTACCAAAATACAATAGACGCTAACAACGCACTAGCATTTGGTACTAATAATACAGTAACTGGTGAAAATGGGTTCGCAGGTGGTAATAACGCTACTGCAGCAGGTCGTAACTCCTTCGCATTCGGCTCTCACGCTGAAAGTTTGGTGGAGTACACAGTAGCCATCGGCAACCAGGCCCGAGTTTCCAGTTATGACAGCGTGGCTATCGGTAACGGTGCCTTCGTATCCGGTGAATCCAGTGTAGCGTTTGGCCGTACTAATAACGTGACTGGTGAAAACTCCGTAGCAATCGGCGCTAACAATGGTACTGTGGCGGGTGGACAGTCAGCAGTAGTTGGCTATAACAACAAAATTGGTTCCCAAAAGGAACAATTAGTGTTCGGGGCTAATTCCGAATCTAATGGTCAGGGTGCTCTTACATTTGGCACTCATGCCAAATCCTTAGCCACTGACGCCGTTGCATTCGGTAACAATACGATTGCTGATAAAGCAAATTCTGTAGCAATCGGTACTAACAGCGTTACAGATAGCGCCGTTGGAGTTGACGGCATCACGATTAATGGCACTCGCCATATCTTTGCCGGCGAACAACCGGCAAGCGTAGTAAGTTTTGGTTCTAAAGCCCGTGCTGGCGCAGGCGGAGGAACTCAATACAACCGTCAATTAACTAACGTTAGCGCCGGTCAAATTTCTGCGGACTCTTTAGACGCCATTAATGGCTCTCAACTTTACGCTGTAGTAGATGAAGTTGAGGCTAATGCTAAACAAATTAACAAAAACAAGCAAAACATTAAAGACGTAGCAATCGGATTAAACATGTTAGGCGATGTAGTGAACGATCACGAACAAGCTATCGCTGGCAATACATCTGCTATTACTTCCCTTGGCCAAAAGGTAACTGCTAATACAGCTGATATCCGTGTACTTGAAAAGGTAGCGGATAACCACGAAGGGCGCATTACTGATTTGGAACATCGTTCTTTGGGCTTAGCTAATGATATTAACAACAAAGTCAACAATCTTGGCCAACGTGTTAATAAGTTAGGCGCAAGCTCCGCAGCACTTGCAGGTCTACACCCCCTTGAATATAACAAGAATGACAAAGGCAGTTTTGCTATTAGCTATGGTCATTACCGTAACGCTAACGCAATCGCACTTGGCGCATTCTATAGCCCTAACGAAAAAGTACGCTTAGGATTCGGCATCACTTTAGGTGGTGAAACTCAATTCAATATTAATGCTGCATTCCGTACCGGTAGAGGTTCTGAATATGAACCACAAGCTAAGAATGGTGAACTCGAACAACTTCGCCAGGAAGTAGAAACACTTAAAGCGTTAGTTAATAAATAAGGAGGTTACTATGCCGGAATTAACACCTAAAAAGGTGATGCCCACGATTAATACATTTGACTTTGATTTCTTTGCTGACAACAAAGGTAAAAGAAATGCAGCTCAAAAAGTAGCAATTATTACAACTAATAGTTACATTAAACTTTCGCTAGCTGCATATAGAAAACTAAATGGACCTGAGTATTTTAGAGTTGGGATAGATATTGATAATAAAGCAATTTGTGTAGCACCAGCGTTATCTACAGAGACTTATATATTTAAGCCAACAGCAACACAAATCGAAAGAAATACTATTTATATATCTAAAAGTCGCAGTGTAATCAAAAGGCTTCGTGAACTTGGCATTCCAAAGATTGTAGAAGGTCGCTTAGTTGATGATGAATTACTGTTTAAATTCTAAAGGAGAAACTATCATGGAAAATCAAAATATCTTAACTATTAAATTCAATACATTAGATGAGCTAGCAGTGCAAGTAGCAGATTGGCATGAACGATTAAATCATCAATGCTGCGGTAATTGCTCTGATACTGAAGTACCTACAGCAACAGTTAGTGAGACTATCGATGTCGAAGTAGAGGCTCCTGCAGTTGAAGAAAAAGCAGATACTAAACAACAACCAGAGCCCATTGAAATTGTGCCTGTACAAGAAGATGTTCCTGTAACTGATTTTGAAGGTAAACCAACAAAAACTGAATCAGAAGAAAAGGCTGAACCAGCAACCGAATCTGTAGTAGAAACGCCTCCTACTGAAGCGCCAATTGAAGAACAAGCTATTGTGGAAGACCCGAATCAAGATACAGCATTAGATGTAACTGCTGAACCGGTAGATAAAAAAGCCTTTTATAAGGAATTCCGTGAATGGATGGGCGAAGATGGGGTAAAAGCAAAAAAAGCACTTGCAATTTTTGGCAAGCATGGTGTTACTCATCCATCTAGTGACTCTTTGACAGATGATCTTATCACCGATTTAAAATCCATCATGGCAGAGAAGGAGGCTTAAATATGGCTAAGCAACAATTCAAAGCGCAAGCTGACATATGTAAAAAGTCGCTAGACGCATTGCATAAGGCAATTGAACTTGATCCTGATAACGCTGAAGAATACGAAGCAGGCATCGCATATACCGAAAATGTTATGAAAGCCTCTAATGCCATTGTAAAAGCTTTTGATGTAGTAGAGCCACCTAAGACAGCTACACCTAAAGAAAAATCTGAAGACACTCCTAAAGAAGAAAAACCTAAACGTAAGCGCAAGGCCAAATCAAGCGAGCCTTCTGTACCTGTTGTTAAAGAGGCTGAAGAAGTTATTGCCCCTGTGCCAGAAAAAGATGCGGACTTATTCGCTATGTTCGGCGACTAAAAGGAGGTATTCACTGTGGAGATTGTATCCAGTACCTATATTCACAAAATGTTCGACAGCGTAATTCTAGAGGCTCCTTATGGAGCAGAATACACAACTGTCCACCATATCGACTGTGGGTTTACCTTTGGAGGTAGTTGGCAGCGTAAATATTCATATCATAATGGATACGTTACTGGAGCCAAATACTATACCTGCCCAAACTGCCAAACACTTTCCAATCCTTGTGATCATAAAATTTACTATTCCATTAGTGATGAGGAAGTATATCCTGTGACCGCTTATGTGGAGGTTATTAATTACAAACACTTCTTAGATTTAAAAATTAGATACCAAGGCATACAGCTTTTCTTTGACGGTAGAAAAAACGACCACGGAATGTGTACGGAAACGTTGCGATTCGACTTTAAGAAACGTAAGGCTATCTTCATTGATAGATTTAGAATCCGTTATGAGTTGACTGTTGATTACATTCGTGAAAATGAGATTATGCCTGTACTTAAATTCTTTGGTGATTCATATGCAATGACAGACTTTAACAGAAAATTTTTAAACAAAACATTCAAAGCGTTAAGGTCTATGTTTGAAAAACGATTAAAGGAAACATACGGGTATGGCACTAAGGATGTATATGTAGCTCCTGGTGCCACTGAAGACAACGGCTATCATTTTACGATGCTGCTTAATATGATTTTAAAATTATCGGCACCGGATATGCCTAGCATTGTTAGCTTAATGAAACAATATGTGTATTGGACTAATGCTTACTGCTTATATCGATATACAAATATTCCGTTTGAAGACGATGTATTGGCGGCTACAAGAAAAGGTATGAATTTTCAAGAAGCACTTAGACAATCATATAAGGCTCCCAATAGTAGAGCCTTGCGGAAGTGTATGGTTAATAATCCATTAAGCGTATATATGTCTGATGTTCTAAATCTCTTCAGTGATGAAAATTGTAGACGTACTATCCTCACACTACAACGAAGCTATGAAAGTGCTTGTCCATATACAGGCAAGCTTCATAATGCTAATGATTTTCGTAAGGCGATGAAGCTAAATATACCTCGCTCTAAGGACATGTGGCAGGAGCTAATTAAGCGATGTGGTGAGCCAGCGGTATTGCGCTGGATGTTATCCGAAGACATTCGTGATATCGAAGACTGTGTAGATATGTACACAAAACTCGATGCAAAATACCAAGATGTATTATGGACAAAACGATTCAAACTGAAGAACTTTCATGATGAAGTTATCAAAATCTTCAATAGGCAAGAGTACGGCGACGTAATGCTTCCGGAGGTTCCTCAATTACAAGCGGATGTAAACGGAATGCATTTTATGGTCCCAAGAACTGCAGCAGATTTAATGACTGCAGGTAAACGATTAAAAAATTGTGTTGGATCATACCGAGATAGAGTCATGAAAGGTACTACCGCAATAGTGTTAGTTACCGACGATGCTATGAAGCCAGTTGCATGCCTAGAATTGGCCAATAAGGGTAAGAAGAAAGGGCGTCAAATATTTGACTTAGTACAGGCTAAGCTATTTGCTAATGAAATGCTAAAAAAGAATGCTCATATTAATTTGACGGTCATGCAATGGGCCAATCAATTAAAGATTGAACCGCATACCATCGACGTGGACGCTAGTGTTGTATAGGAGATCACTATGAAACTCACAAAATTAGAATTACTAAATTTTAAAGGGCTAAAGTCCTTTGCTATAAATCTTAATGGCGATGTCGTAATCCGTGGCGATAATGCTACTGGTAAAACGACTGTATTTGACTCTGTGTGCTGGTTACTATTTGGCAAAGATAGCCTAGATAGAGCTGACTTTGAAATTAAAACATTGGATGGCGGAAACCCCATTCATAAAGTCAATCATGAAGTAACAGGTACCTTTACTTTAGATGAAGGTGGCACAGTAGAACTCAAACGTGTGTATCGTGAAAAGTATTCATCCCCTCGTGGTGGCGATATAACTCTCACGGGGCATACAACAGATTACTTTGTCGATGGGGTGCCTAAAAAAGAAAAAGAGTATAAAGAAGTTGTAAACACTCTTATCGATGAAAGTATCTTTAAATTAATCACAAACCCCTTGTATTTTAATGAAACGTATTCTTGGCAAAATCGCCGTAAGTTACTTCTTGAAATGTGTGGCGATATTGACGATGCTGCTGTAATTAATAGCCGTGATGATTTAAGACGATAGGCTGAACTGTTAGAG